GCGACCGAACGCGACATGAAACCTGTTACGCTTGCCACGCTCCTGCGCTCCGCAACCGTGCTGGCGCAAGACCTAGAAGACACCTGTAAGCAGTTTAGGTCTGATGCCATGAGCCGCGTCAGGCGTTCCAATTCAATCCAGCAGCTATCAAACCGATGATCCTGTGCGACACCGAAATCCATGACCTGATCCAATCAGGCATGGTGCAAAACTACCAACCAGAACTGATCAACTCTGCCAGCTTGGACCTAAGGCTTGGCAATCTGGTGATGCTGGAATCAGTCCAAGGTCATCAGATGATTCCTCTAGACATCAGCAACTACACGGTTGATCATCCGTATGAATTGGTGCCAGGGCAATTCATCCTTGCGCAGACGGTGGAGGTATTCAGCATGCCCGAAAACATCGCCGGCTTGTTTTTCCTTAAGTCAAGCCGTGCGCGTGAAGGTTACGAAAACCTCCATGCCGGGTATGCCGATCCAGGGTGGCACGGTAGCGCCTTGACGCTTGAGCTGAAGAATGCCCGCCAGCTCCAACCGCTGCCGATTTATCCAGGGCTCAAGATTGGTCAGATGGTGTTTTTCCGCATGAGTGCTAAGCCAGCGCTTAGCTACGCGCAGGTGGGCCACTACAACAATGACAAGCTAGTCGCTGCCTCTAAGCAGTTCCTCAGCCGCAGCCAGGTGCCACGGCTGCACGCTGCATGAACGCATGGACTCACCTATCAGCCACTTAATCTGCGACCGTTGTCTGGCTTCTTGTTCAGCTAGCAGCAGTGCAAACTCCAACAGTGCGTTCCAATCTTTTGCTGCATGTAACTGGCGCAACATTTTAGCATTGGCAGCACCGTGGAATTGTGCTTCCATTGTATGAACCAGCGGATTCATCATGGTTGACAGCGTAAAAGACTACTTAAATAGTATTGCCAAATATCCACTGCTGACACCGCAACAAGAGATACAGCTAGGCAGGCGTGTGGCTAGGTGGCAGGAGCTGAAGCAATCTGAGCGACCACTTACCAATGACGAAAAGCGCGAGCTTCGCAGCGGCGAACGCGCCCGCCAACGGTTCATTCAATCCAACCTGCAGCTTGTGGTCCATGTAGCCCGCAAGTACCAGAAGCGTGCTGCATCGCTTGAGCTGATGGACCTGATCCAAGAGGGCAACATTGGCCTTGCTAGAGCCGTAGAGCTATTTGATCCATCACGCGGTTACAAGTTTTCCACTTACGCATATTGGTGGATTAGGCAAGGCATCACCCGGTCACTGCTGCAGCATGATGCAATGATCCGCCTGCCAACCGGTTTATATGAGATGCTGTACCGCATCAACCGGACAGCGCAGGATCTGAGCCATAATTTAGGCCGCCAACCAAGCATTGTTGAAATTGCCAATGCTTGCGAAATTGAACCTGACAAGGTATCGCAAATATTGAAGCAGTCGTATCGTGTTACCAGCTTGGATCAAAAGATACAGGACACCGAAAATGGATCAATCTTTGATGTAGTTGCAGACCCATCTAGCTTGCAAGAAGACTACGAAGCAAGCCAAGAAATTGTGCAGATGCAAGAGTATATGGACAAATACATTGACCATCAAGCGCAACAGATACTAAAGGCCAGAAGCCTTGATAAACCTATGCCTTGGGCAGAAATGGAGCAACGCATGGGCATCAGCCGTACTAGGCTGCAGAACATGGAGCAACGCGCCCTGAACCGGCTGCGTATGCTGATGAGCAACCCACTGAAGGATACCCCACTTGGAACCAACAATATACAAAATAGATGACATTTATCGTGTCTGCTTAAATGGCATGTGCATGGAGCACAGGCAAGCATGGCAAGCGCTTATTTTTTATCATCAGATGTTAAATCAGTCAACCAGTCCTGAATCCTTAGGACGCGCTCTTCAGACCAATACTCTTGACGGCTAAACCATTCGCGCCATTCTTCGCTGCCTTTTTTACGGTTGCAAATGCGGCATGCTGGTACAAGATTGCAAGCAACTGTGGCGCCGCCTTTGTGCCGTGGTTTGACGTGATCCAGCGTGTCAGCCGGAGCGCCGCAATACGCGCAGGTGTGGCCCCATGCTTCGAATATTTGTTTTCTGAATAAATGCTTGGCATTACGTTTCGGAATAAGGTTGGAGCCATCAATCGAATGATCCACGCAATTCCGGGATGGGTAGCACCTGAACCGTGAGGCCCAGGACGTGATCGTTGGACGGCGCTAACTCGGTGAGCCGCGCCACGAAATCATCTGATACCTCTCCCGGGTCTTCGCCTTCGGACTCCACCACAATGGTGTACTCGATTTCAAGGACGTACTGCCTCATACGGTTGGCATGCAGGAGATATCAACGCCGCCACGCTTTCGCGGTTGCAGCGTCAACCATATCCCGCCAAGTGACTTAGGCATCACGATGCGCTCAATCGCCCAACCGCCAGTAGCACCAAACTCTTGCTTGTAGGTGCCGGTCTGCAGGTGCCAGCGTTGCTCAATCCACGCTTTACCGTTTGCATCAATTCGGTAGCACGGATGTGCAACCATGGTGCGTTCGTGGTTGTGGCCGTTTAGCACGATGTCAGCGTCAGGTGCAACCTGCGCGTAACGACCACCGCCCATAGTGCCCTTGGTGACGATGCCGCCCCATGCACCATGATGGAAAAACAACATGCAACGCCTAACACCGCCGCCGCTGACGCATTCAAATACAAACCGCACAAACCCTTGATAGCCCATGTGCTCGGTGACAGCGCCATCATTGCGCATTAACCGGACCACGTTTTCTAACGGGTCAATCTCCTGGTTGTTCAAGACGGCGGTTTCATGGTTGCCGTCGCCCATCAGCAAGATCATGTCGCCATATGGCTTCAGTAGGTCGGCTGATTCACGAAACACCAGATCAAAGTAGTTGCCGCCAAGATGCTCAGGTCTGATGTCACCCTTGCTGCCGCGCCTGTCTTTTTTGCCTTGCATCAGGCACATCACATCACCGAAAAACAACGCCTTGCCATCAGCGGCGCGGCATTCATCAAGGTGCTGCAGCAGCAGCTTGCGATCACACTTGGGATTGTCTAAATGGATGTCAGATGCCAGCAGGAAGGTTGCAGAATCCCTAAAGCTGTTATAAGGTATGCGCACCTCCAATAGCTCTGGCGTCAGCCGTGTTGCGGTGATCGCCATGCCGTTGGTAGCGGCTTACACAGCAGTCTAATAGGGCCAAGTGAGACGCGGCTTGCCTTGGCGGATGCCGGTGTGGATAAATCTCTTGGGTGCCCCTAGCCCAGTGCTGTATGGCCAATGCTTGACGCACCAGTCCTGCAGCTTGTAGATGTCAACACCGTTGATGTACCAATCAACAGCTCCAATACCTGGCGCGTTGTACAGGTGCTCACTGCTGCTGGCACCGCCAACTGACCGGTTGATGGCTGCCGGTCTGTAGCCGGATGTGATAATGACCGGCTTGCCGCCAAATGTTGCGCGTGCCCGCTCCAGAAATGCTGCCAGCTCTGCTGCGGTGTCTACTTGATGCTGGTGATCAAAACGCCGTGCCTCTTGGCCTAGCGCAAACTCGCCCAAAGTGATATGCGGCGTAATGCGTGCGCTGAATGGGCTATTGGGTGACAGTTTGGCCGGTCCTTGCTGCTGCTCACCAATCCACAGTCGGCCTTCTGCCTGCCGGCGACGCAGCAGACCTGCTTCTACATTGGTGCCAGGGTTGCGGTACAGCAGCATTGCTTCGGGCACCGCTGCCCAGTCTTTTTCGCGCAGCCGCTTGCTAATGGTCTCAAAGCCCGCAGCAGAATAGAACGCAGGTCCGAGATTGTACGCAAAGCTGATCAAGGCACCCTGTTGGTTGCCGCTCATGGCATTCCAAAACGGCACCGTAGCTCGCAACTTGCCAACAATCTGGTCAATCTCCAACTCCAGCAATTCTCCAGCTTCAATAACTGTGATCTTGTCGCCGCGTTGCACTCTGCGGCCATCGTTGTAACGTGTGGTGCCGTATCCGATTGTCCAAGGATCGCCACCGCTCAGGGGATCTGGATAAGCGCTGAGATGGCAGCCTTCAAACTCTTTTATCAGCTTTACTGCAGGGCCATAATCATGCAACTTGCCGCCTGTCTGCCATGTCTTGTACCACGGCTGATCTTTGTTAAACAACTCTGGCGCAACCTTTAGCAGCTCCGCTTCAAGCTCAGATACAGCCGCCATCTGATGCGGTGTGCCATGCTTGTAGTACCGGAACAGGTCGCTCAGTTTGACCATGGTGACTTGATCTCCATTGCACCGCCCAGCAAGCGGCTATCTCCAGTTTGCAGGGTATCGTCTACCGGATGATGCGTGATCACCGGTTCAGGTTCAGCCGGTTGCGCTGCATGCCAATCCGCTTCTGCTTGGTCCAGCTTGGCCGGCAAGGTCAGCTCAAACCACCACTGCCGCCAACCGACCTCTAGAGCTTTTTTGGCTTCAGGGTGCGCAGGATGTGGAACACCAGTTGGATGATGCTGTTGTCCTTGAGCTTGGACATGCCGATCAGCTCGCTAGCAGCAGCAACAACAATCCAAAAAGCGGGATGGCTCAGAAAGTCCATGGCTATCAGTGTGGCCGTGCCTCAAGCATAGTGACTCTTTTTTCGACGCCATTAAGGCGAGTAAAAGTTTCGCGGCGGTCTTCCTTGATGTCTGTGTGCATCACCTCAAGCTGCGTAGCGATGTGCTCTACTGCTGCTGTCAATCTGATGACAGCATCGCGGGCTTCATCATTGCGACGGCTAAAACCCATCGCGCCCATGGCCGCAACGGAGATCGACGCTCCAGCAATAGCAGCGATGACCTCGATCATGCAATCAGCTTAACGGCCCTGACCGCGCAATTTCTTACGGCCACGACGCCTCGGGCGGCTGTGCTGCCCTTGGCCAATGCTGGTTGTCTTGGGCACTGGATCCTTGCGAACAGTGCCGCTAAGGCCTGCCTTTGCCTTTACTGCCACGGCACGCCAGCTTCAACGGTTGGAAACTGCTGATCTACGATCCGCGCCGCCAAGGCTTCCTCGATCTCGGTCACCTTGTCAGGCCCAAACTTGTTTTTGATCCATAAAACCACCTGATCCTGCGTCAGGTCTTCAAACGGAATCAGTCTGCCCTCAGGACGATCTAGGCCCATCGAGCCGTAAGCGCCGGAGTTGTACGGGTTGCCTTCAGGATCCACGTCATCAGAGATGCCCACCACCGTCCAGTGGGCGGTAAAGACGTAACCGTCTGAGATCTCGCGTTCCAGGTTGGCGATGGCCCAGTTGTAGG